GACGACGCGCGCGGCCGTCGGGGTCGGGTAAATGAAGCGGGGCGCGCCCGGAGGCGAAGGCGGTCATCGGGCCATTTCACCATACGGGATCCTTGAAGGACGCCGGGACAGGAACCGGCCAGGTCACGGGGGAAGTCCTCCCCATCGCTTGGGGAACCCACGTGTGCTCCGGGGTCTCAGCGCGCCAGGTCGTAAGTGCTGGAGGCGCTCATCGGTGAGGCCGGGGTCGCAGGGGCAGGAGGGGCCGCCAGCCGGCGTCGGCGCTCACTGCGGGCCACGGCGGTGCGCAGCAGGGTCTCGAAGGGTCCGGCATGACCGCCGCGCTCCAGCAGGAGACACAGGACCACGCACGCCAGCCAGACGCCCAGGGCGACGAGGGCGGCCGCGGCCTGCCCCATCCACAGGCGCCTGCCCGTCACCAGGAGCGGAACGACGCCGAAGATGATGCCGAACAGGATCGTCTGGCTCAGGTAGACGGTCATGGAGCGGCGGCCGACGGCGGAGGCCAGTCGGCGCAGTCCCGTGAGCCGGCCGTCCGGACTGGGCCCTCCGGCATACAGCACCAGCAGTGCCAGCCAGCCGCAGGCGCCGGCCAGGCCGAAGAACTCCGTGGTGGCGAAGTCCGTCGGCCAGCGCTCCATCGACGTCACCAGCGTCAGCGCGCCGTGGAGCGCCGCGAGCGCCCCCAGCGTCAGACCGCCCAGGCCCACGGAGATCAGCAGGCGACGGTGCCGCTCCGGATGGGTGAGGAGGTCGGTGTCGGCCAGGCGGGCACCGATCACCGCGGCGGGGACGATGAGGGCGATGAGGACCTGCACGACCAGGAGGATGGTCCACTGCACGATGTTGAAGCCGACCCAGAGCAGTGCCGCTGTCAGCGAGACCGACTGCTCCTCGGAGGCCGTCAGGGCGTCACCTCCCGACAGGGTCCCGGAGGCCAGATACGTCGCCAGGGCCAGCACGGAGATGACGCCCGCGATGAGGTAGAGCACCGTGTAGTTCTTGCGGGCCAGCAGGTTGGCCAGGAGGACGGCGACCAGCCCATAGGCGCCGATGATGTCACCGGGGAAGACGAGGCCGTGGACGAACCCGATCAGGAGCATCCACCAGCCGCGACGACGTACCAGGCGGTAGGCGTCAATGGTGGCCATCTCGCGGGCCCAGGCCGCCTCGTGCGGCATCGGCTCGCGGCCCTCCGGCACGCCGATCACGAGCGCCGAGCAATCCGTCTCGCCACCAACGCGCAGGTCCCAACGGTTCCACTGGTCATAACCCAGGTCCCCGTACTGGCACCACCATTCCATGTCATACGCAAATGCGTCAATATCTGGCATGTTGTCAGTTCTCCTTCTTATCCTTGAGTGCCTGCCGGAGGGCGAACAGGAGGTGTTCGTCCGTCACAGCAGACAGGTCTTCTCCCACCTCGGGCGGGACCTTAGCCAGCGCCAGGTATCGCTTCTCGAACGCGTCTTCGTACACGTCCGCGATAGCCTGCTTGCCCGTGTTGTCGGCATTGGAGACGACGATGTTACGCCAGGAGGCCTCCACCTCGTTCTCCGTCATGCCCAGCGTCGCCGCCAGAGCAACGGCACGCTCCTTGAGTGCGGCATCCTTCGTCACCGCGATCAGCGCCCTGCTTGTTGCAGCCATTTCTGCCCCCTTCTAGGCCTTGATAATGTAATCCACCGCGTAAAACGGAGGGAGATTGTTGTGCGGCTGGTTGCCGCCCGTAGCTGCCGCGTCCAGGTAGCCGAGCTGGCCCGACCCGGACCCCGCCGCGATAGTCCACTTGCCGCCCGAGCCTGCATCCGACCGCCAGATGCCCACTCCGCCAAGCCACGAGCTGTCGTAGCCCTGGCCGATCACCTTGTGGGAGTGATAAGGCATCTCAGCGGTGGTCAGGGTGTGGGTCTCCTCGCCGCCCGTCTGCGCTCGCGGGTGGGAGGCCGACGACCCCATGAGGAACCGACCGCGAAGGTCAGGCACGGCGAAGTCCACGCCGGTCCCCGTCGCGCCGAGGACCGCCGCGAGCGCCGGATACTGCGACTTCTTGTAGGCGGTGCCATCGCACAGGAGCCACCCGGCGGGAGCCTTCACCCCCGCATAGGCGACGACGGTACCCACCGGGGCGGACGACCCGCCGTCGCCCGTCTGCGTCTCCCGCACCGTACCCAGGAGGTACAGGCGGCGGTTAACGCTCACCGTCCACACGCGACGGCCCGTCTTCAGGTCGCCCGCGAAGTTGATCGGGTCAGCTGCGAGCGGGGTCGCGTCGCCGTCGAGCTGCACGCGCAGCGGGTCGGTACCGACCACCACTGCCCACCGGAAGACGGGCGCGAGGTCAAGGCGCGAGCGCAAGCCCTCCACCACATTCATGAGGTAGTCGAGCGTCGTCATAGGTCGGTCACCTCCAGGAGCTTAGTCTTGACGAGCGCGGTGGGGTCCAGGCTGTACTCGATCTCTTTCACCACGCCCTGCGCCGTGTGCCCCTGGCTGGAGAAGCCCGCCACCTGGTTAGGCTGCAAGGGCACGGGCATGTGCCGGATCGTGATCGACGCGGACGGCGTGGACACGTCGATCAGGCGGCGGCGCGCCTGCGAGTCAATCGACTCCTGGTTAGCCGCCTCCACGCCGGTCTGGGTCTCGACAATCCACCGTCCGCGCGCCTGGAATGAGTAGGCGGACGCGGGGTCTTCGTTGGTCGCCACGCCCACCAGAGCCGCCTTATCCTGACTACCCTCGCTCACCAGTACAACCTTGTTGGGGACGCTGGCCGCGTCCAGCTCGCGCTCCCACTCGGGGAGGTGGATCGCCCTCGCTCCCTCCTGGAAATCATAGGCCACGCCGCGCGCCGCCGGACGCACGTAAGGGTCAAGGTGGACCTGACCCTCACCGTCCGGGTGCGCCGACCAATAGCCCGCCGCCGAGAGTAGCTCATTGGCGATAGTCAGCTTTGACTTGCCCGGATCGTACACGATGTCCGACGACGCGGTGGCCGTCGACGGCGTGATAGACAGGCGCTCCAGGCCGGTGTCGCGCAGAAGCCCCGCCGCCACGTCGACCAGGTTGGACCCGGCCTTCACCACGTAGGTGCGATCCACGCAATCAGCGTCCGGGAGGGCCAGCGGGGACGACAGATCAACGTCCCACGTGGACCCGGCCTCGCCGTAGGAGCGGGTGGGAGCCGACAGGAGAAACACGCCCAAGCCCCACGAGGAGCCGGACGTGGCGTAAGCGACGCGCACCCGCTGAGTCATCCAGTCGATGGGTCCGCACGCCTCCGTGAGGTGCAGGCTCCCGGACGCGCGCAGGCGCGTGGAGTTGCTGAGCGTGATATTCCCGCCGGTCACGCCGTCCAAACGACGGATTACACGGTCCTTGGAGTCCAGGAGAGTGACCGTGTAATCCGCCTGCCTATGGGTGTCGAGACCGCTCACTCGTCGGTCTCCTTCACCGTCCGAGCAAGCACATCACGCGACAGCTCAATCAGGCCGCGACGGGTGATCAGCGACCCCCGGCCCTCCAGGAACCACAGCGCGCGAGAGTCCTCGTCCGCCTCCGTGGTGAGCACCTCGCAGGAGACGGTCCACGCGCCGACCAGCGCGCCCTCCGGGTACTTCTCACGGATCAGCTCCGCGAGCGCGTTTTCCACGCGGTCAAGCCGGTTACTCATGGTCCACCTCCTCGACCTCCAGCTTAACACTCCACTTGCCGGACAGCGCCCGGTCAGCGGTGAAGTCTCTGACCGAGCAGTAAACGCGGCGGCCCATCGGGTCGCGGTACAGGAATGGCCCCGGCGTGTAGGACAGCTCCTCAAGGCGCTGGATCATCCAGAAGTCCTCATCGAACAGGGTCGCGGACAGGCTCAGGGTCTTCTGTCGGTGTCGTCCGGCCATCTCCACGGCCCGCTCGCGGCCCGCGAAACGGTACAGCTTGCGGTTGGCGAGGCCAGTCTTGCACGAGTGCAGCGGGTCCCACCGCAGGGGCACGGTGAAGCCGAAGTTCTGGCCGCCGCCGATCCACATGGCCCACGAGTCCAGGACCATCTCCTCCGTGGTGACCGCCGACGAGGGTAGCGCCGACGTAGCGGTCACGCGGTATACCGCCGCCCCATGACTGACCGACTGGTAGTCGAGGAGCTGGCCGGACACTGGCAGGTCCTCGGTGATGACCGTCCAGGACCTTCCGCCGTCGTCGCTGCGCTCCACCCTGTTGCGCACGGCGGCGGGTT